TAAGACCAGGAGTTGCTTCTTGAAACACATTATCATCGGTTGAATTAAAATCTGAACGCTTTACAGAAAGAGAAGAAAGAGCGATCGATGAGCACCAGTCTCTAGATATATTAATAGGGAACTTATTGTTGTTAAGCTTACCGAGTGGCCAGTAGATGTAGTTATCTCCGCCTGCAATAGATATATCAGTTTTATTGGGAGCATAATACCAAAACAGCCCATTAGATGTGGAATTAGTATCTTTATCTATTATTAAAACTTTATCTGCGTATTCAAAAATAGGATGTGCTGCTGCTTCTGGTATCTGTAATTGCTGTATATGTATTGGGTCGAAAGCTGTCGTTGGAGTCGTAAACGCCCAATATTTGTCATATATACTCTTTTTTCTAGCTTGTGGTAATGTATTAAATAGTACATTATTCTCTTGAAGACTTGGTCCTGTCCAATCTAGCCCTTCCCCTTCTATACCATATCCTGGATACGGAAATTTGAATATAGTTGTTTTACCCGGAAGTAAATTTACCGACATCGATGTGTTTACTTTACGGGATGAAATATTCTGCAACCAAGCACCTTCAACGCCTGTATCTGTAACTTTAAAAATTTTGTCGGCGTTTATAAAATCCGTCTCTGAAGATGAGATACTAATAAAACTACTATCGTTTATACCTATAGAAGCATTTGTAATATCTAGCGGTATATTTTTATCAGTAAGTGAGGATGTCCAATAAAAGAGACTACTGCCGGGGGTAACCTGTAAATTAGTTGTAAGGAATGTATATAAAGAGCTATTAGCAGCTGTTTGCTTTATAATCGATAATTGCTGTAAACTGTCACCTAGATATTTTTGATCCTTAATATCTCTTACAGCTAATAAATTGTTTGTTTCAGTATGTATGTACGATTCATCGAATGCTGAATCTTTAGCATAATCGACATTACCGATACTATAAATCCAATCTGCGTCTGTTGCAGATAGAGAATTACTAGAAAGAAAATCAATAAGTGTACTCGATGTTAAATCGAAATACTCTGTAGTTGCTACATCAGGGGAATGATCAAAATAAGTTTGGGAATCATATAGTTCTTCAATTTCGATTTGAAGTTTATTATTAATACTTGAAAGATCAGGTAACTGTGTATAGAAATTACTACCTGCAACTCCTACAGCGTAATTCTTTTTAGTAAAAGCTGTAAGTATGTAGTTATAAAGTAATGCCTCAAACCCTTTGTCAGTACCGTCTTGCTCAGTAATAGAACGAACTTTCTTTAACTCTTCTCTTTGTTTTAAAATGTAAAGAGATATTTCTTTAAGCTTTTTTGCAAAAAACGGTATTGCTAATAATAGCTCCGTTTGATTGTTTAAATTTATATCTGAATACCATTTTTCAATTTCTTCTTCAGCGAAGAATATTTGAAGTCGTTGAAGTAAATTTAAATATTTTTGGCGAGTATCATTTAAAATAGCGCTATCAGCTTTTTTTTGCTGATTATACCAATCCTTGAGATATTTATTGTATTCGTAATAGCTTTGATTACTATTAACAAATACATTTTTTAATTCCCATTCTTTAAAAGAAGGGGGAGATATTTCAATAGGATCCATTATTAGATTATTTATCCAAAGAATTTATAAGTTATCTCTACGAAAAAAGATTTTTCGTTAAAACGTAGTTAAACATTTCTTCAACTACACCACCTTCTTTAAACCAATCGTCTATACATGTATTTGGTGTGAGAGATGTATACGGGCTATCAAAGTCGATAAGATTATTGTTGAGGTTAGCTATATAATTCGGGGTTAATTTATAGATTTGATAGTCGTTGAATATATAGTTATCGAGTGCTGGTATATGTAACGTTGATAGAGGTAATTGAGCGGTTTTACCTAATTCATCATTGACTGGTACTTCATATATAAGTTTGTCGTTGTTACGACGGAGGTCAATTAAAAGGGTTTCACCTGCGCTAACTGTTGAGCTATCTGTTAAAAGTAAAGCCGGGCTCGATGCTATATCTAAAGTTTGTAACTGTTCACCAAATAATTTTTTATATGGTACCGAAACTATATTCAGTAATCGTAACAGCTCATTAGGATATGTTACGTCGGTAAAGTTAATATCAGTATCAAGCATTGCAGCAAGCGATTTTAAACTATTAATATTTGCTGTATCTATATTACTGTGAGTGTCTGCAAAATTAGCTATTTTTTCATATACTTTACGACCAACATTTTCTTTATTACTTGAAACGGTTCCGAGTATGTTAGGTAATAATACGTCAAATAGAGATGTATTATTTTTTATATGCTCAGGTAGAGCAAAGGACTTCATTTGACCAGCTGCATCAAAACTCTCATTCTGTATACGAATGCTCGGTGATGAGTCAAACGGCTTTACTGTAAACGTTGTACTCAAACCACTTAAAGCGTAGCGCACAGTATTTGTAATTACAGGTTTAATATACTTTGTATACCACTTACCTCCAGTTGGATCTCCAAATGACTGTATTGTTTTGATATTAAATCTATCATTACCTATATTAGCGTTATAAACCCGGTAGTATTTTGTTAAGAAAGGTGAGTAGAAGCAATATGCTGTTGTATCAGGGTTATTTACCAACCATACACGATTAAAGAAATCTACATGCATACCGCGAATACCGCCATTGTGTACTGTGTCTGTTGTACGAATGCCTGTAAGAGTAGGGAAATTAACACGAGGGGTTTGTACAAACGTACTTGTTATACCGCTTGTAAATGTACTAGTTACGCCCGGGGTTATTGTGTTTACAGATAGAGGCAACTCTTCATCTAATTTTAAACTTTTAATAATACTTCTATCTTCGAGCTTCCATGTTGTAACATCGTAACTAGATGTAAGAATTGAAAAACAATTATTATTATGGGTAACCCAGATATTATTTTTATGATCAGAAACTATTAATTCAGGCTTAATAAAGAAATTATCTAAGGCGGTTACCAATTCAACATTAGAAGAGAATTTATATATAACACCATAATCATTTTTTATATAATTCGCGAATGTTTGGCGGTCTATTTTTATTTCTTGGTTATTAAATGATTCACTACCAATAAATTTTATTTCACATGGGCTACCTGTAGTGCTCTCAGATACTAAACTCTTACCATCAGAGGTAACAATGTTATCGATATCAACAGTATCTAAAACTAAACTGTTAAGTGTTTCGTATGTGAGGTTTTCTCTCTGCCAGCGTTTAGGGTACTCCCCTGGAGGGTAAAACTCAACACCTAGTATACTGCTGGATATACCAATATTACGTGTATCAACCCAGCGTAGTGGGTTATTACCATATATAGAACCTAGGTCGTGCCAATTCCAATACTGTTGATATATATCCTGCGAAGGTTTTATCAAAAACGGTGCTACTTGAGAAGTAATCCAAATATTATTATCGTTATCACAATGTATATTAGTAGGAGTATAAACAGGTTTAAGTTGTGTAGCAGTTAATAACTTACCAGCTGTTGTATATTTACGAAGTTCGTTTTTAACAATGTTTGTATGAGTTACCCAAAGATTGTTATCTTTATCTACTTCAATTAACGAAAATACAGAAGGATTATTTTCTCGTACACTATCAGGGTAGTACGGTGTCGGGTTACATGAGTCGAGAACGTTAATACCGTAATCTATTACGGTTATAAGGTTTCCTTGATTGTCAAATTTTAGAATATTGAAGTCATTAACAAACGAAACATATAAGTTTTTATCTTTATCCATTACAATTTGTAACGGACATACACGTAAGTATTTTTCTTTATTTTTATTTGTAACAAACTGAGTATCAAAATATTGATTTAAATCAATATTAGCAAGTATATTATTGTTTCTATCAAATTTATAAAGACGTATCCGGTCACTATCTGTAACCCAATAGGTAAAATCAGTAGGATCTGTTGCAATAGAATATATACCAGTTGGACGAGAGCTAATATCTACGAAGAAAGACTCAAGGTTAAAATTCTCTCTATATTCAGTTTCTAAAATTTGATCGAGTTTTAGTTTTGCAACTCTAACATCTGTAGGGGGATGTGGTAGTACGTGTACTTCAGCTAAGGTAGCATTATCACTATTGAATATAGGTAAAAAGGTATTTGTAAATACACTCGAATTAACATTAGCCATATCAACCACTACATTAGCGCTAATTTGAGCTGTTGTCGGTGTATTGACTTGTATATTAACACTGTCGTTTATAAATCCGCCGGTAGGTAACCCGTTTACCCTCTTTATAAAAGTAGAATCAGCATTTTTAAATGTATGATCTGCTCCGCCAATTACTGTTTTATTAACACTGCTACTTACATCAGTATCAGGTAAGTTAAAGGCAATAGAAGAAGAGATCTCCGAAGATTTAGTTACGTTTAATTTGTTTCCGTAATTAGCGGTTATAAGATATGGTATATCTACACCAGACCATTTTAACTGATTAATGTCGCGTATATGGTTTTCTGTTATCGATAATTTTTCCGGTATTGGTCTATCTGTGTACCAAAGAGTAGATTTTTGAAGATTGTTTTGCGTAGCAAGTAAATCTGGTGTTACGTTACTTGTCTTTAAAGTTGCAAGAAGGGTTGTAGGGGTTTGTATGAACGGATCTACAATGCCGTATTTTTCATAAAAATAAAAATCTACAGTACCTGATAACCCTACAAAAGTATTTTCTATATAGAGTTTCGTTATATTAGTAGCCGTAAGCTCAGTAACTTTATTACCGTTTGTATCGGTAAAGTACCATGTTGGGGTTATTTCTTTCCAAGTACTCTTAGGTATAGAGTTATCAGGTATTGAACTCGAACCATCAGCAAATAACCCTATAATTGGTGTGATACCTGTTAGAGCTGTAACAAAAGAAACAGTAAAAGGAGTCTCCGTCTTGAGATCAGGTCCAGGTAAGCTTTTCGGTATATTTGAAAAATATACACCTTCATTTAAAATAGGTTCAACAATAACGGTTACTGAACTTGTATCTTTATTATTATCTTGATCCCATACAGTAAGTGTTATAGTGTACGTACCAGCATACCTATATGAATGTACGATCTTACTAAGATCTAAATAATCATTACCGTCCCCAGCGCTCCAAGCATATTTCTGTATTGATGTATCAGAAATAGAATTACTTGTAGCAGTAAACTGAGTGAGTCCTGCGTATCCTGTTTTAGCAGATAAAAGTATACTTGATTTAATCATTACTAGTAATTGAGTACTTGATAGCTCAATCCACTACTCTCAACGGAGATTAAATCAGCTATAGTTTCAAGATTATAAAAATACGGAAATTCGAAATCTTGTAGCTTGTAGCTGTTATAGATTGTCTTAACATCTAGATCCGGGTAGTTAGGATTCCAAACAAAAAACGACAAACCGTCATAACTTTCTTGTGTATCAGTACGATATGTGCGTATACTCTTAATACCACTAATTGAAGAAAGATCTCCTAAAAGCTTTTTAAGATCTAAAACGCTACCTAATTTATTATTTTTAGGACTGAAAAAGTCTTGAATAATTTTTATAGCTGTATCTTTAACATACCCGCTTTCAGTCGAAGATGCAGCGTCTTTTACTAAAACAAGTTTACAGTATTGAGTGTCATCAACACTTGAAATATTTCCTTTAGGTATACCAAAAGAAATTGCTTTATAAACTGGATCAACAAAAACTACTTCAGCTGTAGATAATTTTTTATCTTGTACTTTATTAATAATAAATTCTTTTTGTCCGGGCTGTAAATACGTGACATTACTGCTTTGAGTTTTAGGTACTACAACGAAATATATATTGTTAAAGTTACAAGCATCGGCAAAATAAACTTGATTATATAAAGGTCGTACTATATTATCTAGTTTATTGAGACCGAGATCGTAATAGTATTTTATATATGTTGAAAGGTAATCAAAATTATTAATAACCTTAACGTCACTCATAAAATATGAAAATGTAGTCTTAAGGTATGTTTCAAAATCTTGTATGGTTACCAATCTATTTGATGTTCTAAAAGACTTAGGTGCGTTAGCTTTAATACTATCAACTGTTTCTTCTGCTGTAAAAGCAGTTGAACTCTGAGTATTCGATATAACTACTCTCTCTATTAAATCTGTAGTTAAATAGTTGGCTTGTGGTTTCTGTAAATCGTTGAATACAGTATTGAACTGAGTTGTATTAAATTTATTAAGAGATGTGGCACTGAAGGCACCGGCACCAACTTCTCCTACCGTACCTAAACTCGCAAGATAATAGATTTGAATTTCATCTCCTGCTTTAAGTTTACTACCATTAATATCGTTACCAAACTTTATTTCTATTTGCTTATTTTCATTTAAACGTACTTCGTATTTTTCTACAGTTGCGTTTTCGTAAAAAAGATTATCTGTACGGAGGTATTGACGATACTTACTGGAAGCTTTAGGTTTAACATAAACATCTATATTAAAATAGTCGACTAAATCTTTTGTTAAGATTGTAAATGTTTCATTATCAGTACCAATAGCTGTCTGTAATGGATATTCAACATATGTGCCTTGAAACATTAACTTACGGTAAGAAACCTCCTCGAGAGATTCATTGCTATCACCTTGCTTTATAAAAGTGATATCTTCATTAAAAGAATAAACAGTACGATTAGTAAGAATATTACTGTATCTAGGAATTGTATATGTACCTTTAGGTAAAACATCAGTTGCAGAAGCTTGTATAGAAAGAGTAGCTGTCTGTATACCAACAGGTTTATAATCGAGTAATTTGACAATCTTGTTAATGTTTTCGTATATCTGGGCTTCTGTAAATAAGCTTTCAGAAGATGTACGGTTTAAATAGTAAATTAATGTGTTGTAAGCAAACGAAACAATATCAATAATTGTTGAAAGATTACTACCAATATAAGCCTGGTCGGTGAAAATCTGTTGTTCATTGAGTCTAGAAACAATAAGCTGACGCAATGTAAGGGCGTCAAATGAAACGTAATCGGTAGGTTTTATTGCTAGCTGTGTTGTTGAATTATTGGCCATATATGTGTTTAGTTGGTTCTAGAAGAAGGTACTGATATAAAACTCTGACCTCTTAAATCGTATGTATACGATAGGTTAGTTGTTGTATTAAGATCTATAATATTTATAACAATATCTATAAGGTATTGATTTAAATCAGGCTGAGATACAACATTTACACGAACTACTTCAACTCGTGGCTCGTACCGTGTGATAGCATTAAGAATAGAACGACCTATACCCTCAGCGTTTGTTTTTGTAATAGGTTCAAACAGATAACGATTTAAATCGAGCCCGTATTCCGGGAATAAGAATCGTTGCCCGGGGAGCGTATTAAAGAGGTTTTGTAGAGAGTTCTGTATAGCTGCTGTATCGTAGCTTGCTTGTATATCTCTTTCAGGGACTGTTTTATCGTAACCATAGACCGCTTTTTGGGATATTTTAATATCCAAAGCGAGGTCTTTAAACAAATATCTTTGCTCAGGTATTCTGCTTTGGGTGATACGTTCGAGTGTGTCGATTTTTACAGCCATTTATACTATTATTTAGTACAGAAAGTGATTAAATAATATCATAAACAATGAAAACAAAATTTAATATACTGTTAGAAAACTTATTAGGCCGATATCAGCAAGGTGGGTATCTTATTGGTGATCGGGTTCGCTTTAAGAAAGATTGTTTAAACTTAGAATTTTTTAAGACAAAAGGTACAAACTTCCTCGATGTTGTTAAGACCTGTATGGATCCCGGATTTGATTTAAATCTTAGAATAGCTTCTTTAAAGAGCATTTACCCCACTACAACACAAAACTATCGCGGAGGTACTGAGTCGCCTGATAGTATATACGCAGACGTAATCATTGAATACGCCCCTGGTCTTTATAGAAACCCTATGACTGTTCCTATTGAATCTTTAGAGTATCAGGATGACGGAATTAATCGCGGACCAGTGCCTGACAGTACTGTTTATAAGAACAAAGAGCAGCAAAAGCCCAAGGAAGTAGAAGCTGATAGCTCCGCTGGCTTTAACGTTAACTTTGCTGATAAAAACACTTCGATTCCTGGTGGTAAGAAGTGGAACGATAAAGCACCTGGAGCAGGCAATGCTCCAACAAAAAAATATTAATCTGTTGTAGCAGATTAATAAAGCCCCGTTATACTACACACACTCTACCTATATACCACTACCTAAATAACTTTATGAT